CATCACAACCACAAAGTATTATGGAAGTAGAATCTGTACTGATGCTGGTTGAGAGAATAGGTTTACCAGCAGTCATCATTGGGATTATGTGTTGGTATATATTTAAAACTCAGCAAAGCCATAAAGAAGAAATAATTCGCTGGGAAGAAAAAGATACTAGGGGGGACGAGAGGCTCATTGATGTAATCAAAGAGCAGAATAAACAAAATAGCATTACTTCTGATGCGGTCAATGGATTGAGCGTAGCATTCAAAGATGTTGCTAAAACCAACGAACGCCTATCTATGGAGATCAAAGGAATGGCAGAAGCGTTGATATCCTCTAAACGATAATGGCTAAAGAAACAACTACCACAGTTAAAGAAACTCCAGATCCACCAAAACCGTCAAAACCAGCTATGACGGTTAATGAAAGGATACAAGTGAGCAGATTCATAGCTAGATTTTTTATCGCTATGAGTGCTCTAGCGATATTCGCATACATCGTACATGTGATGCTTGGTAGTGCTACCGAGCTTCCTGTATCGAGCAAAGATCTCCTGAACATTTTGATAGGGGCTTTCATCCCGATCATTGCTGGGATAGCAAAATTTTATTTTGAAAGTGGGGGCGATTTACATCAGGAGGAGGAGAAGAATCCAATCCCACCACCTAAGAAGGCAGACGAAGATGCTTAATTGGTTAAAACAACTATTTAGTAAACCCTTAGATAAGGTCGATGATATGATACCACCTGTACTTATGACAATGGCTGCGAACTTTGTGATGGATTTAGTCAAAGACAAAGCTCAGTCACTAGCTTCGGAGCATATTGAGAAAGCTCTTGATAATGCCCCAAAGGAGCTCAAGGAAGCCTTGGATAAAGCAGTCAATGATGACGAAGCACACGAACACAAATCATTAATGGATTTGATTAAGTGAAGCTTACCAGGAACTTTTCCTTAAAAGAACTCACTGCCTCTTCCTCAGCGAAGAGGCTTGGGATCAAGAACGAACCTAGTCATGAGCACATCGCTGCTTTGACTGCGTTATCTGTTTGTATTCTCCAGCCTGTGAGGGAGGCACATGGTATCGTAACCATCAATTCTGGGCTCAGAGTCCCTGAACTGAACGCTGTCATAACGGGCAACCCAAAGTCTCGTAGCCAACACCAATATGGCGAAGCTGCGGATTTTGAGTGTATTGGGGGAATCAGTAACTATGATCTAGCAGTCTGGATTAGAGACAATCTGGAGTTCGATCAACTGATATTAGAATACTACAACCCAAAAGAAGGACCGAACTCTGGTTGGGTTCACTGTTCTTACAGACGTTTGGGTGAAAATAGAAAAGATGTTAAAACAGCACTGGAGGGGCCTGGGGGTAAAGTGAAGTACGAAGCAGGTCTACCAGATGGCTAAGTTTAGCATAACAAGTTTTTTAAAAGGAATTAACACTAGGGTCAACAAGTTTAGAATACAGTCTGATGAGTCTGTTAATTCTGAAGATGTTGACCTTTCTAACCTTGAAATTAAACCACAGAAGGGTTTAGATTCTAGTGATAGCACTTTTGATACAATTGACTATAAGTTCAAAGGCTATAATGTAACTGACGCAACAGCCGAAAAGTTTACAGAGGCTGGAGACTATCTTATAAAATCATACTCTAATGCTGATGCAGAATTTGATCGCATTTGGTATGACTCTTCTGGTAATTCTCAGGGACTTGTTGGGAGCTTAGATCTCGGAGTCCCTTCACAACCACCTACTCCTTCTTCTTCTATTGTATCCTCTGGATCTGCTGGGGGTACAGCAGAAGCCTATAGCGTAGTCAAAACATCTTCATACAGTAGCGCAACAGTTAACTCAAATGCTGTTAATTCTAACTATGATTTCTTGCCATCAGGGAGTGCAACAAACCATACAACAAGTAGGCAGTTTACTTTGTTCCAAAGATACGGGAACACGGTCTGCATGTTTGATGCTGTAAACAAAAAGCTACGAAGAGTAGATGTCACGACAGGTAATGCACCATCGAATGTAAATTCAGAAATTACAGTAACCTATGCAGATGAATACTTTTTTGTAGGAAGCTACTTCGTAGGTTTGGATTCTAATTACAATAATGTAAGTGTTGTGGTAGCAGCCACAGGTAATACATCAAACGATTATGCAATCAATGATAGTATCACAGGGTATCAGGCTTATAACTCATCAAATTATACACCAGGAATCTCTTCACTAACTGAGATAGATAAAGATTTTCATGTTAATGATCAGTATCTTTTTGTATCTAAAAATTACAAACCGACTAGATACAGCTACGGTGCAAGAGAAACAACTAACAGTAATACTGGGAGTTCATACTATTACCCATATAGTTATCCAAGATTAGATAGACCTGTAATGTACATCTATTCTGGTTGGGATAGACCTGCTGCTTCAAATACTGTTGAGGACTTTCACCTAGATTCTAATATTACAGAAAGTGTAGCTCCTGGCTGGCTGTATTTTGGAGGATATTATGAAAACCAGTATTATGGGAGTGGTAGATATGTTTACATGAATGGTGCTCAAACAAATAACCCTGGTAGTGAGTATCTTTTATTTGATATTGGAGGTGTTCAATACACATGTATGATTGTCAGTTACCTTGAGGCATATGGTTATGGTGGTGGTACGACAATAAGAGATGTTGTTGCAAGCCCATCAAATTTTACTAATTATGCTTATTTGTGGAGATTACAAAAATTACATCAATGTTGGATATCCCCAATAAACCCAGGCACAACAACATCTGGACCTAATTTTATTGGGAATACAGAAATATATGCTAGAGCAATAACTGGGGTTAGTGGGACTTTTACGGATCAAGGGGATCATACCCCTGGTACATACAACAACGTCCCTCTTATGGATGCTTCTGGTAACTATACTCATGATGGTGGTACATCTGGTTTTCCAGACGCATCAGGACAAAATACACCCACTATTACGAATACCTACCCAGGTAGCAGTAGTAGTGCTCAGTATGGATTTGGAGCATTAGCAACTGTTGTTATCAATTCAAGCCGTAATATACAGAGTGTCACAATAACTGATGGAGGTAGAGGTTGGAAGGTAGGTGATGTTTTTGAGATTCCTACATCGCAAGGTACTCCACATTATAGCGGTTTTAATAGCGGAAATGTTGCAATAGGAGGATCTGTTGGGGCTTACGGAACAGTTACATCAGTAGATAGCACATTTAAAGTAAACGTCCAGGGGGTAACAAATTATCAATTGGATTTATCAACTGGACAAATACAAACATATACAAGTGCTAATTCTGGTGGTAATACACAAAATGTCGTTCCTAGATCTCATACTTGGCTATATCCAGGTTTATCAAAATCTATGGGAAGTATAACCAGGCTAGATTTATCAAGTGGCTCAAAAACATTTAAATCATTTTCTGATAACGTTACTGACATTCCTCAGCAATATGGTAATTGGGGATCACGATATGGTCAGGGAGGTATTAATACATATAAGCCTAAGTACCCCGTAAATAATAGATTGAATGGTGCAAACTACCCACCTGCCAGAGACAACTTTTTGCTTGCTGAAAAGAATTATAGTTATACAGCAGAAGCAAGTTCGTACTATGTAAACTCAAATAATTGGGGAACTGTACAAGCACCCATACACCTTGTTTCTGATAGTGCGTCAGAGTTTAATAATTCAACATTCTCAATCCCAACATCAGCCCCATCTACATCTGGTGCTGGTAGCACTAGCGAAACTATACACAATAGTAGTGGTAATGCTTTATTAGATGGATGGTATACGATGGAAGCAAGTGGTGTTGCTTCATCAAATGATAGAGTATTTAATAATCCTTTTGGTTCTTCATCAGTTAATGTTTACAGCAATATTCTTACGTCAGGAGCTACTCAGTTTGGAACAATACAAGCGACATTATCTTTATCAAACAATGGTTATGACCTTGTAAGACAGGATGGAGCTAATGCGGTATTTATAAATACAGGTGGTAGTGGAGAAACTGTAAATGTGGTGAATCTTCAGAACTTGTCTGTGAGCTCTGGGACTTCTTTTTACGGATATGGCACAGATGTAAAAGATATATATAAGGAAGGAAACTACGTTGTAGCAAAAGTAGATACTAATGAATCGTTGATAATAGACACTGCTAACGGCAACGAGGTATCCCCAATTAAACATTTGTTTGATTTCGTTACAAAAGTTGACACGAGCAACCTTCTTGTATATGGCATAAGAGTATCCTCACTTTCTTCCCCAATAGCTTTTTACTTAACAAAAGCATATTTCTTTTTTAGGCATGAGATTCTTGCCCTAGGTACTGGGGGTATTAGAGATTCAAATGGGAACACAAGAAACGTAGGTGTTGTCTTTCAAGAGTACACAAACAACGCAGCTACAAATATATACCACATAGGTTACACTTCTACGTCAGGCACATTCGATAGAACGCAGAGCACATATAACCTCGGCATCTCGACTACACGCAGACCTCAGATTACGGCTGACGCTTTTACTGAGCAATTTACCGCAACTTGGAACGGCTCAAATAAATTAACGGGAGTTCCTAATGCGAACATGTTCTCAACTATTATTGACGATTCTCTTTCCTTTGGTGGTGTATCGGCTGCAACAGTGTCTGGATATAATAGTACAGATGAAATTACGGTTACTGGGGTTACTGGGTCACAAGGGAGTGGATCAGTTACAGTTACAAGAACAAGAAGAACTCACAGAAACAGAATATTTGTACCACAAGCAGCTTCATCAAACTTAGGTGTGCCATCACTCCCAGCATTTAGTTCTACTGGGAATTACTCTAATATAGATGAGATGATCACATTTGCTGATCTAGCATCAACC